CTCGGCGTCGAGGACCGTGTCGTCCGAGTCCTCCGAGTCGGCCGGATCGTCGGCGGGGCGCGGGGCGAACGCGCGCTTCTCGGCCACGCCGTCCTTGACGACGTCGAATGTCGCGTCCGGCACGCAGGGCAGATCGACGAGCGAGATTTCGTGCGGCTCGGCGGTGTAGCGGACAAGGCCGGTGTCGGGGTCGGGCCAGCGCTTCACGTAGCGCCCGCCCTGGCTGAAGCCGGTGTAGACGCCCTCCTGGACCTTTCGCCATTCGTCGTCATCGACGATTTTCGCCGCCACCGTGATCCGCTTGGCGTCGTCGTCGAACGCGATGTCGGTCAGCTTGCCGGCGGCGATCGGCGCATGCATGGCGCGGACGGCGCCGAACGATTTACCGCCGCTTGCGGCGAGCGCGTCCGCCGACCATTGCTCGAAATAGGGCTTGCTCGACGAGTAGTCGAAAATCTCGCCCGCGCGGTCGGGCGTCTCGGCCGTCGCGACGCCGGTGACGAGGCGCTGGTCGAGGTCAACCTTGGCGAGCGGCAGGAAGAGATCAAGTGCGGACATGCGGGCTCCGGAAGACATGCGCGCCATGCGCCCGGTCGGGCCACGGGCGCGTCGGAAGGCAAGATATCTGGAAAGCCGGAGCGGCCCGCGGCGGCTCTATCGCCGCCGACGCCATTCTCCCACTATAGTTGACTATGCCACGACCGGAGTAAGCGGTCAAGAAAATGTTCGTGTTTTGTTCTACCGGCCGGAATTGCTGGGGTTGGCGGGCAGCGCCAAGGGTCGGATCTCGCCTTCGGTAGGCCGACACGAAGTACGAATTCGCTTTGGAGGCTTCCCAGCCGCGTGAATGCTTTGACAACCGGCAGCACGTTGAACTCAGTTGGGCGGAATGTGCGCAATGCTCAGTATGCAGAAGTTGGGGTTCAGCGACTCTTCCGAGAGCGCGCACGGTTGTTTGGAGGACGTTATGTATGTAACCGCGACGATCTGCTCGCGACCCGTGTAGCCTCCGGACTCGGGATCGAACTCACGAAGCAGGAGGCGGTCTCCTACACGAAAATCGCGATCATTGGCTCGCCTAAGATCATGGCGTTTGCATCCGCGCGCAATTGCATCAAAGAATTGCGGCCAGCATTTTAGCTCGTGGAGGATCGGTTCGCGAGCGTGCTCGATCGGCACTGATGCGGATTGGCGATGCGCATAGCGCAGAGAGCTAGTGGGCATCTCCGGACTCCTTTGTCTTCTTCGCCAACCCACCATACGTAGATGCTGCTGGCGTTAAATCGGAGTGGTCAAAATTAAAATGGAAAGGGGAATGTGTCGCAGGCGGTTGCACAGTCGTCAATATCTCCAACTCGCTCGCGACGTTTCCGGGCAACTCAGCTGTTGCCTTCGGGTTATCGGCACTGTCGCTTAGGCGGATATTGCGCAGCCTGTCAAAAAGCGAGTTCACGCCCTGAAGGCCGGCGAGAGAGTGCTGGATTAGCGTGCATAACTCCGAAACCTCAGCGTTTGTCAGCCAGAATTCCGGACTATGGCTGTCGATGTAGACCACCCCTGCTACTGGACTGGGCGGTAAGAAGTCTGTGGTCGGTTGAAGAATCGGTATCGCGAGCACAAACTGAACGTCGGACGCCATTTTGCTTGAGGCGAGGTTTAGTTTTAGTTCAAGCATTGCAGTCTGCAACGCGCCTGTATGTACGTCCCTACGGGACCGAATCACGCGTCGACACATGTAGGCTAGACCAATTGTCGCATTCTGTGCTGGAAAGGTGCGGCCGGCTCCGATAGAGGCGGAGGGTGCCCCGGCACCGAGATATTCGCACGCTTGTTGTAGCAATTCCTCCTCATCAATCTTCAAAACGCGGTGAAGGGTCACTCTAAATTGATCTGCACTAGGTCTCAGTCGTCGGAGGGAGCCTACGAGAGCCCCGCAGAGGACAGTCGCCAAAAGCGAAGTTGGGCCAGGAAGATATTCCTTACGCCATGATTTGCGCGTTCGATCCGAGACTGAGCTAATATTAGCAAGCCGCCCTGGAATGCCAAAATAGCCACCAGTCCATCGGATTTTTGCTGCCTGAAGGAGGCGACCTCCACCGTTCTTCTTCCGATCGGCTTCGATCACCCCGACGAATTCCTTCGAAAGTAACCGCTCGAATTGTTGGATTCGGTTTATACCATGGCGTCGAACTACGTGTTCCGGCTGAATCGCAAATCGTTTCACCAAAGCGTCTTCCTCTTCATAGGACGGCGAGAATCCACCGCACTTAAATAGGAGGTAGACAAGGAGCGCGTTTTGGAACGACACCCGGCTGACATTTGACCCGAACAGGTCGGCAAAGTTCCTTACCCGAAGATGCAAAATGGCATCGGTGTCCCGTCTGAGACGATTTCTTAGTCCATCAAGCAAGATGTTGAGTTCGGTTCTGGCCGTTGCGCTTGAGCTTCCAAGGGCTTCGAACTTTTGGAAAAGCGCTGTTCCCGCGGGCTCGTGGGAGAGGTCAGCGCGCAAAGCTTTAAGTTCGCAAAGTAGGGAGTCCTTTTCGGCAAATAGCTCTTCCAGAATTCGATCTTGCCGGTACTGAGAGATCCTCAACCGCAGCAAGTCGATCATCGCGCCATCACCCTGGCCCGAGATCAGATAGGTTCGCCGTGCTGGGTTGAGACTAGGCTGTCCAAGGGTTTCGTTGCGCCAATATGAGGATGTTGAATTAAGTTCGAGCCCGAATCCAACGGCCATAATCACAAAATCGAATGGCTCGGACGCACCCGTCGATGGCTCGCCCGCAGTGCCGTTGTAAGGCTTCCTCGATTCTCCTACCCACTCGATCTGGGCCTTTTTGGCATCGCCAGGGCAGTGAGAGATCTGAAGATGTCGTGTGTTACAAAATAGGCGAATATTCCCCGCTTCAGCGCTCTCTTCTTTTACCAAACGCTCCCATTCCCTCAATACTTGAACAACAACGTCTGACGCACGGCCAGCTGTCCAGTTAAGTACGGGGAGCATCGCCGCGCTTGCTTCGCTTCCTTCCGCGGGCCAGTCATAGATCTGCGGATGAAGCCAACGCGAATCGCTACCTTGCTGGAGCGGCAGCAAGGTATCCCTCTCCTCGAAAATGGTGATGTCGAGTGGCGCGCGCTTTTGTACCAGACCCGCCGCAAAGGTGAGGCCGGTAAATCCAGCTCCGACTATTGCAAGCTTGCGCCGGGGCTTTTTCCGAATGGGAAGCGTGGAAGATTCCACCAACGCCCATACCAGGTTCAGCGCTCGGATCTGCTGGCTCAAGACCGTGACGCGTTCGTCAAACGCCCCAACTAAGTAGAGGGGCCTGTCCGTCTCGAGCTTGTAGCTGGCTAGAACAGCCAAAGGCTCCGATGCCGGAGCCGATCCGTTTGTCAACCCTGTACCTTCGCGAAGGAGGTGCTTTTGCAGTTGTCGCTCAGTCAGCGCCGCTCACAACTGACGGCCCCCCGAGTCGACATTTAGCCTATCATGACTCGAACAGGAGTGAATATCTTACCCAGCCAAAAAGGCCTTGAGGTGCCGTCGGCTTGCGGCAAACCGGCGATTTCGAATCAAGATTGATCCAAGGAAGCATATATTCAGTCACAAGCCTGTCGGAAATGGGGTGTTAGAATTTTACCTGGGTACTTTCCATTTCCGCCGCCCCCAGCCCCAGGTCCGCCCGCGCCTCCTCGCGCGTCTTGATGCCGGCGGTTACTAGAATATCGAGCGTCTGCGCCTGCTGCAGCGGATCGACCGCGTCGTCGCCGACCCAGACGAACTCGAGCCCAGGCTCGTTCATACAGACGCAAATCACCCGGTCGAGCGCGCTCTTGATCCAGCTCTTGAGCGGCACGAGGCCCTCTTGGGTCGCCTGCATGCGCAGGGTCTCGCTCGTCGCCCGGTTGACCTGGCTCACGAAAGCGGAGGCGGGAACCGAGAAGGCGTAGCCGATCAGCCGCGCCAGCCACTCGTCGTACATGTCCTTGAGCGGCGGCTGGCGGGCCTCGATCAGCTTGAAGTCGGCGGGCATGAACTTGGTCATCCGCCGGCGCGCCAGATTGCCGCTCATCAGCGCGTCGAAATAATCCTGGAACGACCGGATCTGGTCGGCCGTCCACTCCTTCGGTAGGGTGGCGAAGGCGTCGGGCGAGGAGCCGGTCCGGTGATAGTCGAGGGTCGCGGCGTCGCGTCTCAGCGCGATATTGACGCTGAGCGCAATCTGCTCGACCGGGCTCATCCCGTAGAGACGGTGCGAGCGCACGTTGCGGGGCAGATAGATGAGCTCGTCGGCCGAGAAGTCCGCCGCCGGCACGCCCTTGAGGATCTGCTGATAGGCGGGGTCGGGGGCTTCCGGCGCGCGCCCGTCCTCGCCGATCAGCGGCTTGATCGTTGCGCCGTCGATGATGTCGAGCGAATAGAGCGCGCCGCCTCTGGCGTAGCGCGGATAGATGGTCGCCGCGTCGGTGACCAGCATCTCCTCGACCAGCATCCTGAGCCAGTCGGCGAACGAATGCCGGCGGTCGGGCCGCGCGTGACGGCGTCGGAGGCCCTATTTCACTCTTGACTCATGACCTGATTGTCCGAGGGAAGAATCGCGACTGGGTGCAAGATAGTCTCCTGGTTGGCGGGAGCTGTCATACATCCAAGCTGAGAAGAAAATAAGAATACATGCGCACCATATAAAGAGAAATTGGAAAGTCATTATGATTGAGAATCCCAATAATTACTTTACGTAATATTGAAATATTGATAATTACCCCAGCGGCTAACCAAAAGGCAACGCGCCCCCACAATAACGCATCTGCTGGACTATCCCCCGAACCTCCCTTTATGAGCGGAGCCCAAAATTTCGATGAGAAATAGAGGAACAGCGGGATGGTCAACAAGGTTCCCGACGACCAAGAATACGAGCGCGCCATTTCTTGAAATACGCGAAGCGCTCATGCGCTTGAGGTTGCGTTCAGGGGTGGGAAACCGGCCAAGAATCATCTGTCGCATCGGTCCATCCCTTTGTCCACCATTTAATGTGGTAAGCGAAACCGGAATCCCAATTCGAAGAATGCCTTAGCGAATAATACGTGCCTGCGGCGAGCGTTTCTGAGTAGGAATAACCTGCACCTGCCATATATACGCCCACGGCGTAGTTGGATGCGTCTCTATAAGCATTGATAAAAATGTCCGTTTCTTCGTTGAAAATCATAAGTTCCAAATATCCCAACTGCGGAATTGGTGGCTAGTGGTTAAAATCACACGGAAGAGTCTGCCGCATTTCCAGTGAATTCCAAGGCTCGCGCGGAAAGCGCGGGGTTCTGAGTGTCAGATTCTATCCACTAGTATATCTTGTCCATTGGTTTGGCCCGCTGCGCGCGTGCGGTCTCGGTGAAATAGGCGTAGGCCGACACACCGCAAGACAGAGCGAGGGCTACGACGGCGAGAGCCAGCAGCTTGCGCATTTTGAGTTCCCCAGGCGCGTTCCCAAGCGGCCATTTCACAAACGGACAATGCGCGCAATCCCTTCCAGGCAGCCAATTCGGCTCTCAGGATGGTCGGGGCTGCCGTCGCTGGCAGCAGCGCCGTTCCGTTCGCAACACCCCGCCACAAGACGAGCCTCAGTTTTTTGGCCCGCCCGCGGCCGCCTCGTCGGCGGTTAATGAACGCAGTTGCTCTGCAGGATCCCAGCCCTGCGGAGATGGCTTTACACGGCTGTGCCAAGGGCTGCCTTTGGCGATCCATTTCTGACGCAGGGCCCTGTGTGGCGTCTTCGCGTCGTGGTAGCCAAACTCTGTGCCGCAGCAAGGGCATATTTCATACGATGGCGCGTCGGCGTCATCGAAAGGCTCCTCATGGAGGCCGCCATAGCCGCAGACGGGACATTTATTCACCGGTTTTCTCCCTTTCAAAGTTGAAATAGTCGAGATTAGTGGCGAAGCCATGCACGTTGGGATCGGGGCGATAGTAGGTTCGGATGGATCCATCAGGACTGATGACGCCGAATTCATCTGTCTCGGGACTGAAGCGCACAGTGTCACCTGCACGATAACCCCGCACGCGTTCAAATTCTAAGATATCCGGATTTTCCTGATTTGTCAGAAAATCCGAGGCTTGCTGTTCGTATTCGGATGCGGTCGTGGCGCCAAAATCGGAACCATGATCTTCAAAATGTCCGTTAAGCAACTCCTCGGAGGAAAAACGCGCAGTCTCAGATGGCCCGTCGCTAGAAGATGAAGGATTCGTAGCTCCTGCCCCTGTTTCGGATCGACCCTCCTCCACGGGCGGCTCGATCGGCTGTGGCTCGGGTTCGACGATTTGGGCGACATCGGCGGCTCCCGCGTCCGACATCACGGCGTCATTGTTCGCGACCTGCACGCGAGTTGGTCGGCTTGCGAGCCGAGCTGCCGACGGGGGCGGACGCGCCGTCAGCCGTCCACCTTCCGTCGTCGTCGCGCGGCTGGTCGGGATTGAATAACTTCCCCATCCCCACCTGCGGCTTACCTGACGCGTTCGGCGGCGCTCCCACCCCCGCCGCCGGCCCAAGCCCCAGGTCGGCCCTCGCCTCCTCGCGGGTCTTGATGCCCGCGCCGACCAGGATCCGCAGCGTCTGCGCCTGCTCGAGCGGATCGACCGCGTCATCGCCGACCCAGACGAATTCGAGCGAAGGCTCGCCCATGCACTCCTGGATCACATGGTCGAGCGCATTCTTCACCCACGCTTTGAGCGGAACCAGCCCTTCCTGCGTCGCCTGCTGGCGCAAGGTCTCGCTCGTCGCGCGATTGACCTGGGTTACGAAGGCCGAAGCTGGGACCGAGAAGGCGTAGCAGATGAGGCGCGCCAGCCACTCGTCGTACTGGTCTTTCAGCGGCGGCTGGCGGGTCTCGATCAGCTTGAAGTTTGCGGGCATGAACTTGGTCATCCGCCGTCGCGCCAGGTTGCCGCTCATCAGCGCGTCGAAATAATCCTGGAACGAGCGGATCTGGTCGGCGGTCGAGCGTGGCGAAGGCGTCTGGCGAGGAGCCGGTGCGGTAGTAGTCGTCGTCGCGGCGTCGCGCCGCAGCGCGATATTGACGGTGAGCGCGATCTGCTCGACCGGGCTCATCCGTAGAGCCGGTGCGAGCGCAGGTTGCGCGGCAGGTAGATAAGCTCGTCGGCCGAGAAATCGGCGGCCGGCACGCCCTTGAGGATCTGCCTATAGGCTGGGTCGGGCGGCTCGGGGGCGCGCCCGTCCTCGCCGATTGCGGAGCCGTTCGGGAAATCCCTGCTTTGATTCGCCCTAAACATATCAGCGAGAATGGGAACGAAATCCACCATGATCACTTCAGAGTAGATTAGGGCCGCGTCGGCGGTGCATTGTCGTATCGCTCCAGCCTCTCAGTCACTAAGTCTGCTATGAACTATCTCCACGTAATTCTGGGTAAATATTTTCCAAAGGAAATATCAAATCGCGAGCGACGAATCCAAGTAGATCCCCCGTCGCCTTGTTAAATCTGAATTTAAGAGACTGATCCTCAATCTTATCAATCTCAGCAAACATCTGCACAATAACTTCATCAATGGACTTACTAAGAAGCAGAAGCGATTTCGCAATGTCCTTATTCATCTTCGTGTCCCCGAGCGTTGTGAACTGCGTTGTCATCAATAGTCGTCGCCCGCCGGTCCTAGGCATTCCCTCACGCATCTGCGGTACAATCCCGGTCGGTCGGAGGGTGGCCACACACCTTCAGTTTCCGCTAGACACTTTTCATGACACGCTTGCCAGCTCTCTGGATATCCCGAGACTGATGCTGCGGGCGCGGCTGCGTCGCTCGGCTCAGTCGCATTGGCCGCCGTCGCAAACCGGCCCCGCTCGTCGTGATGCGGATTGAACTTCCCTAAGCCCCGCGCCGCGCCCGGCGGCTTCCCGACGCCCTCCGCCCCCAGCCCCAGCTCGGCGCGGGCTTCCTCGCGCGTCTTGATTCCGGCCCCCACCAGAATCTGGAGCGTCTGCGCCTGCTGCAACGGATCGACCGCATCGTCGCCGACCCAGACGAATTCGAGGGCAGGCTCGTCCATGCAGTCCTGGATCACGCGGTCGAGCGCGCTCTTGATCCAGCTCTTCAGCGGCACGAGCCCTTCCTGCGTCGCCTGCATACGCAGCGTCTCGCTGGTCGCGCGATTGACCTGACTGACGAAAGCCGAGGCCGGGACCGAGAAGGCGTAGCAGATGAGGCGCGCCAGCCACTCGTCGTACTGGTCTTTCAGCGGCGGCTGGCGGGTCTCGATCAGCTTGAAGTCGGCAGGCATGAACTTGGTCATCCGCCGTCGCGCCAGGTTGCCGCTCATCAGTGCGTCGAAATAATCCTGGAACGAGCGGATCTGGTCGGCGGTCCATTCCTTGGGGAGGGTGGCGAAGGCGTCTGGCGAGGAGCCGGTGCGGTAGTAGTCGAGGGTCGCCGCGTCGCGTCTCAGCGCGATATTGACGGTGAGCGCGATCTGCTCGACCGGGCTCATGCCGTAGAGCCGGTGCGAGCGCAGGTTGCGTGGCAGATAGATGAGCTCGTCGGCCGAGAAGTCGGCGGCCGGCACGCCCTTGAGGATCTGCTGATAGGCGGGGTCGGGGGCTTCCGGCGCCCGCCCGTCCTCGCCGATCAAGGGCTTGATCGTCGCCCCATCGATGATGTCGAGCGAATAGAGCGCGCCGCCTCTGGCGTAGCGCGGATAGATGGTCGCCGCGTCGATGACCAGCATCTCCTCGACCAGCATCCTGAGCCAGTCGGCGAACGAATGGCGCCGGTCGGGGCGGGCGAGAAAGCTGGAAACCGCGTCAATGCTTTTCGATACGTCCGGCGCATCGGCCCGCGCCCGCGCGCGCACCGCATAGCTCTGCGCGGCGATCTGGTCCTTGCGGGTCTCAATCACCGCCCGCAGCAGCGGCAGCGCGTCGGCGAGGCCGCGCAGCTCCGCGAACGAGATGCCGTCCTCGGCGCGCGGGATATAGTTGAGGTTGGCCCCGAACGGATAGTCGAACTGGCGCCCCTTGACCTCCGGCGGGGCCATTGGAGCCAGCGGCTGCAGCGGCCCGAACCAGGTGTCCGGCGAGACGCCGGTGATGGCGTAGCGGGTGGCCTGGGCAAGGCGGGCGAAAACGCTTGGGGGCAGGGGCCGTCTGAGAGCGTCGTCCGACATCGAATCGCTTCCTTGGCGAAAAGGGCTTGATGAGGCTGGCGGCAGCGCGCCTTTGCCTTCCGTTAGGGATTGGCGCCTAGATTGCGCGTGCAGGGCTCACGCGAGAGTGGAAAGGGTCATGCGCCAATCGATAGC